GTTGGAAATCGTCTCCAACAGATCGTTGGATGCGTACATCAGTAAAATTACTGAAAGTGAGGTTGGAGGAATAATAAACTAACGTGCTAGGAGTTCCTAGTGGAAAGTTTGTTGGAAGTAGTTCAAATTCTGTCTGGCATTCGCGAGAATGCGTCATTGACGAATGTGGAACTTCGATGTCTAAATATCCGGACATCGATTGTTTTGATTGAAACACTGTCCCTGTGTAATACACGGATTGGGCGGATGAATTTGTCTGGAAGGGCAAAAGTGGCCCGAGAGTCTCATAAGCAAAAGAGACAGCGTGGTCGTTGTTTAGATTGTTGTAAAAGCTGTATCTGACTGATCCTCTTTGTAGGACATAACAACACGACAAGATTGAATAGTAATCTGAACTCATTGGGTGGTCAGTCCATGCAGTCCCATCATAATAGGATCCAGCAATCGTAAAGGGTTTTATAACAACATTCTTAATATTGGTTGATGAAGTTGCGTGAGATTTCAAGAGGCATTTTCTATGCAACAATTGTTTCACTGAGGTGATGTGTTCACCGGCACAGAATCTGCTAATGTTCGGGTCGATGCCGGAACTTTTGAAATCGCCCATTATGAAATATTTCTCGCCGTTTCCTTCATCCATTTGTGGTGTGAAAGCTGCCGTTGAACCGGTGGCAGGTGTTATTACTGTTGCTGATGGTAAGGTGAACATAACATTCTTCGCGCTGACTTCAACCAAAATACTAACGCTAGATGAGACTGAGGCTGGTGCGTTCAAAGAGTTCAGAACATAACATGAAAAGTTCCCTGAGAATTGTTTTTGATCCAAAAATGGTGTCAAACTTGCATATCTGCATTCAAAGGAAAATGTATCTGATTCCTTTACATCCACGACTTGTCTAGCTACAAAGTTGCCGGCATCTGGGGTCACCGCATTGGCCACACCGGGTCTGTATAGAGCGACAAATTTACCCGTATGGAACTCGGTTTTCACTATTTTCAAAGTTACAATTATATCAGCTCTCCAATATCCGAAGAAGCGTGCTAACATGGAAATTGGTGGCATCGTCCTAACGGAACGCGTCCCGACCACGGTGGCATTTTCAAAAGCATCTGGTCCCAGATTTATGTTGATTAGGG